GCCCACTGGTCAACCCCTAGACAAAGGCCGGGAACCACGCTTCGCCATAAAGCACGACGCCGAGCAACGCGGCGCTGTAGGCCGAACCTTGCGTGTATTCAGCTGCCACGCCGCTCATGATGTTGAGGACCCCATTGGTCTGATTCGTTCCAGGGCAGAATGTCCAGATATAGCCGGTCGTCGCCGTTCCCGCCGGCGGCGCTTCGTAAAGGTCGATGTGGACCGGAACCGATTTGCTCTGAATGCCGTAGACGGTCGAAAGGTTCACGGTATCGCCGTGGGTTGCCGCGCCGCCGTAGTTGCCGGTGAGCACGAACTTGAGGCGGATGATCTGATACTGCTGACTTGCATCGGTTTGCCCAAGAAACGTTTTGACGACTGAAACTGCAATTGCCATGGTGTTCTCCTCAATACTGATTTCCGTACACGCTTCCACGTCCTCGGCCACGCGACGAATAAGCGCCGCGCTGCACCGGAGTTCTCTGCTTCAACTTGACCTCGTTGTTCATCACGAGCTTGGCGTCTTCTTTCGCTTCGGCGACGCATCCAGCCGCGGCGCTTGTTGCCCCGTCCTCATCGCGCCCTATCAGAGCTTCGGCGCACAGAAAGTTGGCCAACGCCGATTGGCAGCGCATGATCGGGACATACATATTGGCCGGAGTTAAGACCGGAAACGCGCTTGGATTACCGAGGATATTGTTCGTGGTGACAAAATCCGCATCATAGGCCGCATACTCCACTTCCAGATCGACCGAGGTTGTGGTTCCAGGCAAATAGATGCCATTGTTCTTCCACTCCCACTGGCGGTTCCATGGATACTTGCGCGTCTCGATCAGCCCGTCGGCCATGTACTTCATGGCAATAAAGCGTGAATTGCTGCCCGTCTGACGCTCGCGCACGTACAGCGGGCAGATCAGGTCGAAGGGCAGCACATTGATTACCGGGCTCGACCAGTAACTCGTGCCATCGAAGTAGGAAGTCCACGTCCAGATATTCGGCTGCGATGGGTCGAAAGTCGCCGTTACCGGCATGGCGGTTGCCCAGAACTTGCGCTTGTAATTCGAGTACCCAAGGTTGGCGAGATACGCCTGCAACTTCCGCCATGCCGAATTGGTCATGGTGCCGGTGAAAGGCTGTGTATCGGTGAGAATGTCGCCACCCAGTGAGGCGATGGCATCATTCAGGCGGGTACGCGCCACATTCAACACGCTCTCCAGCGTATCGAACGGAGCAATAACCGCAGGAGGCGGAATCGGCATGTCGTGACCCCTCCACTCCTACTTCTTTGGTTTATTTAGAGCCTTAGAGCTGATCGCTTTGTGAAAATGCTTCCCAACTGAAGGAGCGTTTTTAAAAGCATCATATTGGGCTAAAGTAAATGGACCAAAAGGGTGCGAACCTCCAGATAAGAAGTGGACTTGGATAGTGCCTGTCGAAGCGTCATAATCCAAGCCTCTTATCGCACTACTTTTCACTATGTCCATCTTATTTAGCACCTTTCACAGGGGCAGCAGCGGCAGCGAGAGACTGACGTTTTGCTTCCAGGGCCAGCCATGCCTCTTCGTTGACGACGCCCTTGCAGTTGTGGCAGATCGGGGCATCGGCTTCGACCGAAGCGCGGCAGGCAGGGCACTTAATGTTGGTGGACGGTTCGCCGCTGGATTGCCACGGCTTGCCGTTCAGATTGAGAACCCGCGCCGCTTTTCCGAATGTCTCGGGATTGAACACGTCGTAGGCCAGCTTGCGATCCCGATCCCACAGCCGGTCCATGTAATCGCACATCTGCTGGCAAGTGGGAAGCAGATTTCGCTTCGCTTCCGCGATCTCCGCCGGCGTGGGAATCTCTCCCTCGGCAATGAAGACGCCGGCATTGCGCCGCGATTGCTTGCGGTCCTGATTGCGGCCTTCGCCAAGGATCTCAATGGCCATCTTACGGCCGTCTTCCTGGAGGCGCTTGTATTCCTTCTTGTCGCGAGAAGGATAAAGCTCCTCTTCGAGCTCGTGCAGCTCGGTCAGCATCTCGACATAGGGCTTGTCTTCGGGACACGCCGGGATGTAGATCGTTCCCACGGAGCCAAGCGGGACAATATGCGCCCACGGGCCGACATTGAAAATGCGGACGCGCATCTTCTTGTACTTCTTATTGATTTCCAACTCGGGAGGCAGGTTCGGGCCGCTGCGCTTCTTGCGCGTGGCGTCGTAATAGCCCTTGGTCTGCACGAATCCCGGCGAGTCGGGAGCGTGGCCGGAAGCGTTCAGAGCGTCCTGGGGCAGCGTTGCCGCCACCTTATCAGCCGTCATTGTCGGATCAAATACCGGCATTGATGTTCACCTTTGGTCCTCTCATTGAAACCACCGAACCCCGGCGCGTGGGCATTCCAAGATCGTTCGCCGCTATTGGTGTCTTCACGGTTTTATGGTTGACCGCCTTCGGAGCCCCAGCAAAGTTTGCTGGGCGCACCCCATAAAGCGGCTCTGTTTCGCGGCATCGTTGAAAGCGCCTATCGGACTCTTCCTTCTCCGCCTTGGCGTCGAGTTCCGCATTCCCCGCCTTGATCTGCGCGGCGGAACGCATTGCGCCCTTGTGAATCAGACCGATAATGTGATCCACGCCTGAAATGTCCTCGATCGCATCGAAGGTCCAGCAGTGCTCGTAAATCCCATCGTGCGGATATGGCCCTTCCAGCAACATGCCGGATTGCGGATCGCGCGGCCCCCAACGCTCGTACTCGGCAGGAGACATTTTGCAGGCTTCCCATCCGCTGATCCACTTTTCCAGAATCCACTTGTTTCCACATGGCCCATGCTTTGCTCGCACATGCGCTCCGGTGACGCCATGCAAATCCATCCCGAAGATGAGCTTCTTGCAGGTCGGCGCAAAAACAATCCGGTAGATTGGATCGCCCTTGAGACGGCCATTCGGAACCACCCCAAACCGGGCCATCGGTGTAGGCCATTGGCTCGGCTTGGGGATTTCCAGCGTGTTGGAGATTGTCAGCGTCATGGTTTAGTGCCCAAACAGGCCGGTCGGTATTGTGATACCGCTGAGGAAAGCTCCCTCCCTTGACTGTACGATAGCCATTTGCCCCTGCCAGATCATATAAAACACCAGACTGGCAGCAATACCACCCGATTGTCCATATAGCGGGAAGAGGGTTTGCCCTGCCACATCGTAGAAGTCCGTGGGGACTGTTTCGATGCGGAACAGGTTCTTTTCCTTGAGGATGTCGAGATAGCCGGGAAGCGCGCGCGGATTGACAAGCAACTCGCGTCCGCCGATGGTTGTCGCGGCCTTGCGCTTGAGCATGTCCTCGCTGGTGTCGCCCTTGGCTGCGTTATAGTCAATGCGCTGCACCAGGAGGGCATTCTGCTCCCATGCGTCGCGCACGTCCACATTGCAGTGGCCGAACATGCCCTCGCCCTCGATCACTTCCTCGCCCTTGGAAAGCTCCACGAGAGAGAAGATGGCGCGTACAACCTGCGGCGTCAGGGCGCCGTTGACCGCCAGAGTGGGCACAAGGTACTTCCCCGCCCATGCGCTGCGCTGGATGCCCAGCCAGTTTCCGGTGTTGGTGCCTACCATGTAGTAGCGAAGACCGAAGACGCCGGTGTTGGCCTGCCCCGGTGAGCCGCTCACAAGCAGCAGATACCCGGCGGTGATGCCCAAGGAGGTCGGAATCGGGTTCGCCAGCCAGATGGTGTTGTTCAGGATGTCGGTGGATTCGATGGTGACGGAGGCAACCGGGGTAGCGGTTCCCAGCGCGCTCCAGATGTCCAAGTCCTGATCGTCGAGGAAGAAGTTGGCATTGTTGACGACAAAGCCGGTGATATTCGAGCCGGTAACCACGGTCGAAACAATGGTGTCGAGAGTGTTCGAGCCGTTGCCCTGAATCACCGTGTCCATGAAGTCCGCGAACGCCTTGGGAGCAATCGAGCGGGTCAGGGTAGCAAAATCCTCAATCGCCTTTTCGTCGGAGTCTGTCGCGTACTCGGCTTCCTTGGTGTAGCTCCACGCCATGATCAGGGTGGTAGTGGTCACCTGCCCTGGGATGGTGGTGGGACCGCTGCCGAGGCCGAGATCGCCGCCGTCAAGGTTGGCGACACGGGGCTTGCCGCCACGGGACGGCATGGTGGGAACGCGGGCCAGACGCCCGGAAACATCCTTCTTTTGGGTGGATTTGAACCGCTTCCAGAGGACGGAAGCACTAAGGGCGAGGTCTTCTACTTCGGGCCTTACCCACTCCTGCTGCAATGCTAGTGATTGATCTACGGACGCGATGCCCATACGATTCTCCTGGTAAGGAAATTCGCTGTAGGTCGCGCCCTTTGCAGCGGGCTGCTGTGTCTTGGCGACTGCCAGTGTGGTGCTGTGCGGTAGTTTCAGGCTCCGTTTAATCGGGCGGTGCCGTTATGCCTGTCGATGCCGGTGAAACTTTGTTACATTACTGCTATTTACGCACTTCTCAGCGCGTAAAGTCAATAAAATCCGTCATGCTGTCTTCGGACGCCACTTGTACAGCCCCTTTTCGCCAACAAGATATGCTTCCTGCCGCGCCAGCATCCCGTTTGTCGTGCGCCGCAGATCTACTTGCTTGCCTAGCGTCTTCGGATGGCCGGAGAGCCATTGAATCAGGTTTCCTGCTCCATCTTTGGTTGGCTGCGCGTTCTGGACCGTCTTCTGGCCGTTCACATTGCCATTCTGAGCCGTCTTCGATGCGCCAGCGGCCTTCTTTGCGTCGATCACGGCTTGCGTATGCCGCTGCGTGATCCCAGCAACGATCTTCTGCTGCTCTGAGGTCGCTCGGTCCACATATGCTTTGCGGTTGCCGTTCAAAAGGTATTGCCGCATGGCCTGCTTGTACCTTTCGTTGACCGAGAGGCGGGTATTGACCTCTTCATTCACCGCGGCGCGGATTTTCTCGCGGTCGACATCGTCCAGCGTCACTTTTTGCTGTGCGGCAACGCGATTCATCTCCGCAGTGCGGATTTTGATGCCCTCGGCCTGAGCCGCCGGCTGCCACTCCGCCCGGTTCGCGCGAATGGTAAGCCCCTCGGTCGTATCTTGGTTCTGGTTCAGCGTTCCCGGCTGTTCTGTCTGCCCCTCTGCTTTTTTCGGCGTGATTGGATTCTTTGCCATCTTGTCCAGGCCGTCGAAGGCACCATAAATGGCCTGAATCGCCTCCACGACGCGGTCTTTTCCGGGGAAGTCGGGCATGGAGGGCAGAAATGTCTCCAGAATGGCAAACTTGAGAGGAATCTGTTTGCCGTCGAGATACCCTTTGGCGCTCCTGGAAACATATCCGCTGAATGCGTCGGGATTGACCTCCGCGAATTCATCCATGGCCATGGGAACGAGCTTCTGGAAGCTCTCGGAGTTGGCTGCGATCATGTCCTTGATGATCTGACCATCCGCCTTCTGGAAATTGCTGTCGAAATCGCGCCAGAACTTGCGCTCTTCAAGGGTATTCTGGACAATCTGCTCCGGCGTGTGGCCAGCGTCCGGATCGTCGGAGAGCTTGGCGAGGATGCCACGTTCGGCCTCAAATGCCTCAAGGTTGCCGCCGGAGAGCTTGTCGGCTTTGTCGGCAATGTGAATCGCATTGCGGATACTGCGCTGCTCGGCTGCGCTCAGGCCGCCGGCTTTGAGCTTTTCCTTGACCGATTTGTAGAGTTCCGCCCCGCGTAGATGCCCAGATTCTCCGGCAACCGGGGTATCTGAGTTGTCAATAGCGTCTGTGGTTCCTGTTCCGCTTGAACTTGAAGTATCGGTTGAGATATCGGTTGCTGCGCTACTTTCGACCAACCCCGCATCTGCCGCCGGGGCTTCCAGCGTTGCTACTGCGCCGTCGTCTGGCATGTATCTCTCCTACATCGTCGGTTGGCCAGGTGCGCCCGGAGGTTGGGCATTAGCCTGGACTTGTGGATGGGCTTGGGGCGACTGTGTTCCAGGCGCTCCCTTCGGGGCGGGCGGTGGGGGCATCATTGCTTGCTGCGCCATCGCCTGTTGCTGCAAAAACTGCTCGTGCATGTCGGCGTGCAGCTCCACGTTGCGTACATGCGGATTGTCGGAATATCCGGGCATGGGCGGCAATGGCGGTTGCGGGCCAGCTTCCGCTTCGAGATCGCCCTGCACTTCGAGCCGCCAGCAGGCATCACTCGATAGCCACCGCTGGCACTGCGCAAGCTCCCACTTATGGTAATCGCGCTTCTTTGGCTGAATCGACGGCAATTCATCCGGCGGCGGCTGATAAGGCGGCTCAGGCAAGCCCGCCTGTTGCGCCTGGATAGCCAGTGCCGCGTGCTGCTGCTGATAGAGTGCGACCGCCGGATTTGGGACTGGAGCCTCGCGGATGAGAATGTCGATCTCGCGTATCTGCTTCCGCGCCGCCTCTGCCGGGATAACTGAGAAATCCTCGGCTAGTCCTTCAATCCGCATAACCTCTTCCCAGTTCTCCGGATCGTTGATAAACTCGGCCCCAATGGGCGAGGTTGCGATCTGCGGGAGTAACGTGGCTAGCGTAGCCCGCTTTGCCGCCGTTGACTCGGGAAAAGTCGAATCGGTATCCGGCTTGCAATGGAACGAGCCTCGAGATAATCTCTGCAACTGAATCGTCGCTGTCTGCTTGTTGCTCAACGCAACCGTGATCTCTTTGGCGTGATCCGGGTTCTTCGATGCGGCTAAGGCGGCTTTCTTGTAAATCCCGGCGAAGACAAGTTGCACGCGGCTCCATGTCGGCCCGAGAATCCCCATCGACTGCGCTTTGTCCATTGCCCGTTGGCTGGCGGTTTCATCATGCGGCCCAGCCACGCCTTCAAGCGCCGGGGAAGCGCCCGTAATGTCCTGCGAGAGCGGCCCGCGGTAGTCCTCCATGCACTGCACGAACGTCTCAGGTGCGGTCATGTCAGGCTCTTTGTAGAACTGATTCTCGACTGGAAGCTCGGGGCCACCCAGCGGATTCTTCAACAGTGCGAATTGCGCCGGCCTTGCCTGTTGAGCAACGAACGCATCGTAATCCTGCTGATCGCCCTTGAACCAGGTGACAGGCCATCCCTTTTCGTAAAACTCGCGCTCGGCATTCTTGAAGTCGTTAAAGCCATCCTGAATGGGAATCATCGGCTCCATCAGTGCGCCGCCGGTCAGCGAATCCCGCTTCTCGCTCATCATGATGTCGATACAATCGTCCATCGAATCCGGGGTTGACTCGCTATACGCCTTGCCGATGTAGACCACATGCGCGCCCTCGGGATAGAGCTTGCGCAGCATGTCGCCTACCTTCATCGGCTCGCCATCCTCATTCGTGGCGGGCTCGCGCACGTAATCCTCTGCTTGCTCATCCCAACCGGATGCTCCGGTGTAGACCTTATCGCAGCATGTGGCGCGGAAAGCGGCCGGCCGGATGAAGGCGTGCAGCTCGGTCACCAGATGATTCAGCGCATTGGAAATCTGGATATTGCCTTTCTTGGTCTGGCGCACTCCCAGGCGTGCATAACGCTCCCAGTCCGTCTCGCCAATGCTGCCCTCGCCCTCGGCAATCTTCCAGGTGCCATTCTCATCCTGAAGCCATGGATTCTCATCGCGGGCAATCAGGATGTTGGGATCTTTGAACAAGAAGCAGTAAAGTGCGCCATCCTGATTCCGGCAGATGATTGGCACCTTTGATTCGAGCGTCCCAAAAATCTCCGTTGTCTCCATGCGGCGCGGCTGGCCTTGATCGTTCAAGCCCCATTTTTGCTGATTTCGAGCGGTGTATGTCCACGCCACCACACGCCCGGAAAGCTCGAACATGCGCGTGACCGACTGCTGAATGTCTGCTACATCGTTCTTCTGGTCGAAGAGATGCCGATAACCCTCCGCAGTTTCCGCCGCTTGAATATCGGGATCGTAATCTGGCTTGTCGGGCTCGAAAATGATTCCCGGAGGGCTTTGCGTCAGAACCGCATCGATGGTGCGGCGGCGGGCGCGGGCGATGTTGTAGGTATCGAGATACTCTGAGCACTCAACCTGCTCACCGCCAATATCAATCGAACCGCCCGCCTCGCCAATCTGGTAAACTCCAGTGCCATTGTTGCCGTAGAAGTGCTGCACGCCGTCATCGTAGCAGCGCAGTTTGCGGTCGAGCAGGAATTCATAGATGCGGTCGAACTTCTCCTGCTGCTGAAAGTCTTTGATGAGGCTTTCGAGAACATCTTTCAGCTCGTCAGGCAGCTTGCGGTTGTTCTTGCCGAACGACATAGGCTCGGATGGCTGTGGCTGTTGCGTGACGGGAGCGCCGCCCGTGTCGGGATTCTGCTCGGTGGCAGCTGGCGGGGCCATTGCGGGACTTGCCATCAGTTCTTCGCCGCCTCCCGTAATCTATCTTCTTCGACACGGCTCCGCACAACGCTTCCAGTAACGGGATTATGCGAATGGCAGAAGAACATACGGCTTAATTTAGCAATATCCTCCTCTGCCTTACGCAACCGCCGTTGTAAATCCTGCACGTCTAATTCGTTGTACATTTCGCCGCCATTTCCGCAATCCGCACGATGGTCTTCGCCGCGTTCTGTGCCCGGTCCACTTCATCTTGCCGGTCGAGAATGGCTTTCAGCGCCTTGGCGAACATGACACAGCACAGCTTCAAACTGCCGGGGAAGTTCCGCATCCGCTTGTCTTCTGTGCAGTAGGGGCAGCGCATGTACCGCTGCGCATTGTTGCGGACGCGCCAGTACTGTTTTTGCAGAAACTCCAGATTGGCGAGCGCCTTCTGCTTGTCTGTGGGAATACTGGCGGCTTCGAGGGCTTGCTCGATAGCGGCATCGGCCTGCTGGTTGAGGTTCTCTTCGCTCATTTTCCCCCCGGATACAACTTGCCCCGCGCCTTCGCCTTGATCTTTTCAGCCTCGGATGCGGAGATGTTGCCCGCACGCTCCGAGCGTGTCGCCCCGCCGATAGCCAAGCGTGCGTGAGTAGCATCGTTTATGGGGAAGGATGTTCCCTTCCCCGCAAACTCGCTCTTGGGCATCTTGTTGCGCTTTGCCTGATAGAGATTGGCCATCGCTTACCTTTTCCTTGCGGCATACAACCCTTTACGTTCCGGTTTCTTTTCTGGCAACTTCAATCCCTTGCTTGCTGTGTCCCATTCTTTGACGCCAGACTCCCCAAGGGCTTTGTGGCCGCTTGGGGAGTTAACCCATCTCAACTGAGCTAGGCTCTTGGCTGGCATCGTTACTTGATGACCTCCACCGTCAACTGCCGCAACTGGCTAACCGTGGTGCCCAGCGTGGTGTTCAGGTGCGCGATTGCCAGGTTTAGGCCCAGGGTCAGGTTCACAGCCGAGGATGCGGCAATCACGAAGTCCTGTGACACCGATCCAACTGCCGTACCTGCCGCGTTGTAGGACATTTGCCCATGCACTTCGAGCGTGCCTGTCGTGCCCGTCGAGGCCGTGACGATCTCGATGTCGAACAGCATGTTCACTACGGTTACTGACCCAGCGATGGCCGATGTGACTGCTGACCACGGAGTAATCGAGGTCACGCCGACAATGCTCGAAAGAATCGCCTCTAGCGTGATCGTGCCGCCGGTGCCGTTGGTTGTGGCATAGGCCATGCCGCGTATCCGAAGCGTGCGCCCGACATAATTCAGGAAGGCCGCCGGGAAGTTGATGCTGCCCAGCGTCCCGGTTGCAGCCGCCGCAATCGTGCCCAGCGCCGCAAAGGGTGGATAGCTGGTGACCGGAGCAGGGAAAGTGGGAATGGTTGCCGAGGCATACGCGGTTGCCGCCAGCGGAACCTTTGCCGTGCCGGTGATGATCGCGGTGATCGTTACCGGGGTGCCGATCTGGAAGGACGGCAGCGCATTGGGGCCGACCGTAGAGCTGGCCGTCGATTGCGTTCCCGTGATAGCCGCGTTACCGACCGGATACAGGATTTCCGTGAGTGTCCCTCCGGCAGCCGCCGTCATGTAGACGCGATAGCCGACCGCGCCGGCCAAAGCCGCCGGGCTGGTGAGCTGAATGACGTTGGTGGCGCCCGCGCCGGTCGCAATCGTCGCCAAGGCGTTGGTATCGATCGAGAGCGTTGTCTCACCGCCAAACGCATCCACGTAGGTGACACCCAGGCGGTAGGTCGAGGTCGCCGGGATAGCGCCGCCGGTGGTTGCCGTGGTGAGCAGCCCAAAGGTTGCTGCCGAAGTCGATACGGCTGTCGGAGCCGCAAGCTGGGTCAGCGACGAAGGCACATTGCTCCCCGAAGAACCAATCCCGTTGCGCACATCGGAAATGGTGACGTTCGGAGGCACCACCGCGGCGGAAAGCATGGCAGTGGTTCCGCCATAGAGCGCCCACCGCGCGTCCACGATAACCGTTCCGCCGCCATACACGTTGGCGCAGTAGTTGATGGCTTCCTGCAAGCCCACGGTTCCAGAGCGGATTTCGTCTCCATTGCCATGCAGATAGGTGAATGTCGCGGTGACGGTCGGAGAGCCATACATTCCCGGCGTTGTGTTCGATACGGAACTGGGCGTGACAGTTTCCGACTGAATCAGGCCAACGATAATCGGAGCGTTGGTGTTCAGTGGATAGTTGACCACCGTTCCGTCTGCAGTGGTGAAATAGCCGTAAGCGAGCGTAAGTGTTCCCGCTCCAGTCGCGGCTGGGCCGTTGATCGCCACAAGAGGCGCGATGATTGGATTGACTCCGTACGCGAACTCGAAGGCGTTGAATTGTCCTGAAAACCTGCTAAGTGCCATGGTGGGACTCCTTTACCGATGACTCGTTATATGCACTGCAACCGCGCTCTGGTTCCGAGATCGACCAGCGCCTTATCCCTGCATCCCGCCATACTGCGGCTCTTGCTGTTGATCCTCTTCGCCGCCGTGCTGATGCTCCGGCTCCTGAGCCTCTTCCCCGAGGAACTTGTCCAGCGCGCCTCTGGCATCGTCTGCGGAATTCGATTCGGCGTGATCGTCGTGCTGGCCGTCCTCGCCAATCGAGTGACTGTGCGCGCTCATCCCGTCGTGGTGGACGACGTGGTGCTTGTCGCCGCCCGTGACATGGTGGCCGATGTGCGCCAGCATGTGCAGATGGTCGGGGTGCTCCTCGCGAGTTCCGTCCTGGTGCTCGGATGTATGGGTGCCGTCCGCATGATGGGTGATGGTGGTCTGAGTTTCTCCGCCCTCGCCGTCCACCTTTCCCTTTTCCGGAGTGCGCTGTTGACCTTTGTCTTCATCGCGAAGGTTTGGCTTCTCGGACTTGGTGAACTCTCCGCCCATCTTACTCAAACCGCCCATACCCTTCATTTTCTCAGCCATTTGCCAGCCTTTCCGCCTGTGTCGGCTCCGGTACCGTGATGTTCTGTCGAGCCGCCGCAATACGCAACTGTGCGCCGCTAAGAGGCTTCCTGTGAGAATCTTGCGCTTCCGGGCCGGTGCGTGTCAACGATTTTGCTGTGACGGCCTCGGCAAATTGCTTTACAGCAGCGGTATCCCGCGCCAATTGCTCCTCAATCGCGGTCACGCCGAGCCACTCTCTCAACCAGCTTCTAATCACGGTAATCGTTCTCCTCTCGCGGGCCGCGCTTCACGTTCTTGAGTATCTCGCGCTTGCGCTGGGTTGCCTGCTCTTGCGTCTCCATACGAGCCTTGGCAATTTCCTCGCGCTGCTCGCGCACCCAGGTTTCGCGCTCCGATAAGGTTGGACCTGTCACCTCGCCCATCTCGACTTCCTCCCCTTCGCGCTCTGCTGTGCCTCATGCTCCATCTTCTTCATCTGGATCGCCTTGACCGTGTGATCCGCCGCGCCCATCTCCTGCCACTTCTCCTGCATCCGAACCGGCAACGGCGCTTTCTCCTTTGGATTCAGCATACTCATTAAACCATACCGCATTTGGTCGAGAATCCCATCAAATAAAGCTCCGTGAACCTTCAAAACATCTTCTGAGCGCCCAGGGTGCTTCTCATCCCGGATCGCCATAGGTACAGCCTCAATCGCCTCTTGGCACTCCCCAGATATAAAAAACAATGGCGTATTCAGAGAGTAACCCCCGCCCTCAGATTCGTAATCGTCGTCTGTCCGGCTGGGGTTCATGCACCCATCCAGAACGTCCGCTGTCTTTTTCATGCAGGCATACATATACCGCCAGCCGCCGATGCGTGCGTTTGTAGCTGGTTCTGGATAAGGGAAAGTGACTTGCAATTCACGATCCTTGTATGGCACCTTCTCTACTCGCAACAGCTCCCGGCTGATCTCATCGGCCACGCTATGACCTTTGGAGTCTTTTTCCCAAGCGTCAGGGGAGAGAAAATAGCGGCTCATGGTTTTTGCTTCTTCGATGGTGGTAAGTTTTCGGCATTGCCGTATCAAATCTCCCGGCTCTATACCGCTCCCGTTTAGCTCACGGTAATAGACTACGACAGTGACAGCCTCAGTTATTTTCACGCCGAACACATCCTCAAACTGCTTTGGACTCACCTTGCCACTCGTGAACCATCCTACCGAGGCCGGATCGACAAACCCATCGTCGTGAGCCATCCAGCGCGTCCACCACGCCTGAATCAGCCTTTCCTGTTGGTATGCCGACAGAATCAGTTTGCTCTCGTCCCACACCCCCGCAAAGTATTGGCCGGCGAACGAGTCGAAGCTGCCTAAGAGATGGCCGGCGCGCAGGCTCGGAGGCAGCGTGTCCAGCTTCCTGCCCTCAGCCGTGCGATTGATGAACAAGTGGAACCGGCAGCACATGAACTCAGGACCATCGCCCGCTGCTCCGCACGGACACTCCTCACCGCTTCTCAATCCATCCGGCAACGCATAGAAGTCCTTTGCGCTGATCCCAAGCGGCTCAAACCACACATAGTTATCCCAGCCGAACAGGTGCACGAACGCGAAATCCTGCGCGCGCTCTCGTTCATGGAATCGCTTTTGATGGAATACCCGGCGCAGGAACTCTGTACCGATCCCGCCTGGATTGAAGAACAGGCCCGTTTTGCAGTCGTTCACCGGCGCGCCTGGCCAGCGGTTTGCGCTCTTGATGATCGTTAGCTCGCGTTCCGTGAACTGCTCCGCCTGGTCAACGAAGATGTCGTACCACTCCGGCCCCCAGAAGCTCTGGTCAACCGCCTGCTGATTCTCAGCGTAGCGGAAGCACAGCCT